TCATGCGGTGGTCGCTGGTCGCTCATCCGACGTTCCTCCTCGCCGCCTCGCGCTTCAGGCGCGCGTTCCTGTCGCGCATCTCGATGAAGCTCTTGCCGGTCTTCTTCGCGGCGTTGCGATCGCGCAGCTCGTCGAAGGATAGCCCGGTCCGCATCTCTCCGGTAGGACTGATCGAGACCAGCATCCTGCCAGCCTCGACCGGCTTGGGCTTGGCCAGTGCCCGCCACGCCATCGACCCATAGCGGAACGAATCAGCGCCGTTGACTGCCCAGTTGTGGAAGGGCGTCTTGGCGTAGACCTTATCGTCCGCGTCCCACAGGCGTTGGTAGTTCTTCAGGCACTCACGGCCCTCTTCGGTGTGCTCCTTGTGGAAGTAGGAGCGGCCGATGGTCTTCTTCGCCGCGTTGATGCCGTCGACCCTTGCGTGATTCGGCACGAGCTGCGGGTGCAGGCCGCACTCCCTCATGTCCTCGATGCGCTGCCGGGCCGTGCCATCCTGACCAGTGGAGGTCCAGCTCCTCTGCTTGGCGTCGTGCGGCACGTAATCGATCGAGTTGACGAAGCTGTAGCCGTGGCGCTTGCCGAGTTCGAGCTTCTTCTGGGCGAAGTGCGAGACGCCCATGCCGACCTGCTCGTAGTAGTTCAGCCACAGCAGTGAGTTCGGCGTCACTTGGAAGAACCAGATCGCCGTGGCGTTGTCGACGCCGATGTCCCACGATGTGTGGACTGGCGTGTTGGGCAACGGCTTAAGATCGGAGACGACGCGCCCCTCGCGCTCGGCCTGCACCATCTCGCGGCCCCAGTACGAGCCGCGCACAGCGCTCTCGAAGGAGCAGTAGTACTCCTGCTCGAACAGCGCCTGTCCATCCTCGATGCCGAACTCGTCGACGTACTCGCGGAACTCGTCTTCGAGCGCCGCAGTGTCGAAGACATCGGTGTCCATCGCCGTCAGCGTCTGCGTGAACCAGATCTTCGATCGCTTCTCGGAAGCGTTGAGCATGGTGTAAGCGTGGTTCTTGCCGCGCGGCGTGGTGACGAACAGCGCCCAGCCCTTGTTCTCCCTGAGGATGGGGCGGATGAAGGCCCACGCCGCCGGCTTGGCCAGCGCCCACTCACTGAAGATCACGCCGAGCGGCGGCGAGCCGACCAGAGAATTGTAGTTGTCACTCCCCAAGAGGTGGACCATCGAGCCGTTGAACAGCTCGATCGACATCTCCTGCTCGTGGGTCTTCTTGCGGATCTCGGGCGGGAAGGCTTCGTCGATTCGCCGGATGCCAGTGTGGGGATTGACCGCTTCCCAGATGACGCGACGCGCCTGCCTCTGCATGGGCAAGAGGTACCAGTAGGTCGCCGGCCGCTTGCCTGCGGCGTACGCCATCCACCGTAAGCAGACGTCGTCCTTGCCGGCACGTCTGTGCCAGATGGCGAGGGCGCGCTTGCCGCCGTTCATCAGGAAGCGCCACAGGGGGCGCTGATGCGGACGCGGTTGCCAGCGCCGCCCGGGGAACTGCAGTGTCGCCATTCACTCGCTGACCCACGACTTGCGCCCGGACCCGGCGCAGTGCTCACAGGACCAAGTGCGCGCCCAGACGTGCGGGCCGAACGCACCGTTAACTGGATTGTACGGGTGCAGCTCCTGCCAGTCGCCGCCCATGCCGTCGCACCATGGGCAATCCTCGTAGGGGCGCCCGAACTTGTCCGGCGGGAAGAGGTCCTCGATCGAGGGCATCACTTGATGCGCTTCACCGGCTTGCGCTTGACGATCTTCTTCTTGATCTCGGTGAGCTTCGGCTTCGACACCGTCGGCGTCGCCGTCGCGATGGGCGTTATGCCGGTCGCGATGTTCACCGCCGTATCGACGTGTGGCTTCTTCACTTCGTGGTCTCCCGCCTCTTACGCATCCATTCGCGCTTGTAGGCCTTGCGCTTGTCCACACTGTCCACAGACTTGTCCACTGTGGACACTTGTGGACTGTCCACAGGCTTCTTGTGGACAGGTCTTGTGGACTTGTCGACAGGCACATTCGTCAGCCTGAGCTGCTTCGCGGGCAGCTTCGCGAGCCTAGCCAGCGCGACGCGCCTCTCGGCTTCAGTCTTCCAGTGGCGCAGACCTCTCGCCACGCCGGGCTCGAATGAGTGTGCACGCGCCACGTCATCCTTGATCATGTTCCTGCAATTACAAGGCCTTCCGCACCAATGACGGTTCGGCGTCGCGACGTCGTAGAACGGACAGTCCTGTTCGAGCTGGTAGTTCCATGTTGCCATCTCTCCTCCCATCTGATACGCGCGTACGCGCGTATCAGGTCACGAACGCCAAGAGCAAGCCCAAGGCGAACGCGAGCACGCCGATGGCCGCGCCGATGAAGATCACCCGCGTTCTCTCATGTGCGCGCAGGCGCGCGGGGTCGTCTTCCCTTGGATCGTCAGGCTGCATCAGGAATCGCGGCGGCTCTGCGCCTTCCTCGAATGGCCATGGCGCCGGTTCCTTGTGGGCGTACTGCATCAGATGTCGTCCTCGTCTTCCAGTTCTTCACCGGAACCGGGGACCGGGGTCGCCATGGGGTTCTCGATGGTCAGATTCGGGGGCCGCTTGGGCTTGGCGGGCTCGTCAGGTAAGTCCCTGTAATCAATGAACTGCACGATCGTCGGCTCACCCGGTCCACCACCATTGGGGTCGACTTGCACCGGCCGGCCGTACTTGGTCCCGTTCAGTCGCTCGATGTGCCAGTGCAGCTCGTCGCAGAGCAGGCGAGCCCTTGAGACCGCCACCGGATTGGGAATCCACTGGACCTTCTCTTGGCCGGTCTTCTTGTCGGTGCTGATCACCTTCCTGACCAGATCACCGGAGTCATCCCGGGCGATGTCCAGTGCCTGCTCGGCGAGGAAATACGTCCGGAACATCAAGGCTCTGGAGTACGCCTCCCGGAATTCGAGGTGCTTCTCCTCCTTGCCCTGCAGGAAGCGGAAGAGGGTGACGTGATGCGGCATCTGGGGGTCCTTGCAGATCGATGCCACCGACTCCCCGGCGCACATTCTGGTCAGGACCTGCTCTCGAATCCGCTCGGTCACCATGACCGGCTTCTTCCTTTTCACGGGATCGCCCGGGTCGACCCACTCCTCCTTGTCTGTCATGGGATGACTCCGGCCAGAAAGAGGTCCGTGACCCGAACCCCACCCGCCCCGTGCTTCAGGCGCCCTCCCAGTTCTCAGCCAGAAGGTCGCCATGCGTCGGCGTCCATGGCACCACTTCCAAGTCGGCCGTGTGCAGCATCAGGAATTCTTCGGTAACGTCACCAGCGGCGTCCGACAACGCCACCCACTTGGCTTCGTCCCACCCCGAACGCTGCGCCTTCTTGCCCTGCTTGATCTTCTCCAAGGCCTCACCGAAGCTCGCCATCAATCCCCCTCCAGCTTGACCCGCTGCGGCTTGAGGAGCGCCCGGTTCCACGCCCCGAAGCCCTGTTCGATGTGGGTCCTCGCGATCGCCAGCCAGCGCTGGTCCTCACCGCCGCCGTCGGCCTTCAGTCCGTCGAGCTGCCGGAGAATGCGCTCTTCAAGCTGCTTGTTGGCATTGACCAGAGCGACCGTCTCAGCGCTCTGCTCGACATAGCCCTGAATCGGAGCCTGCGCCATCACGCGGGCTCAACCGGCTCGGGCGGGTCCTCGACCTCATTGTTGGCGTCAATCGCTTCGTCCAAGCGCCCGGCCGCCTGAACCAAGCGGTCGTGCACCCTCACCCTGATCGTGGTGCCAACGTCTTCGGCCAGCGTCCTGATGTGGCTGGCGAGGTCTTCAATCGATGCCTTGATCTCGTCGCGTGTCATGTCGCCTTCCCCTTCCTCAGTGAATTCGCCACCCGCTTGCGCTTCGTCTTGTCGCCGACCTTGTACGGCAGCTTGCCACCGGGGTCCTCTTGGATGAACTTCTTCGCCCATGGCTGGTCCTTGTGGACATGAGCGTAGGCACGCTGCGCTTGGCTCTTGAACGGCATTACGGAATCGCCACGCCAATCGCCGGCAGGATCACCCGCAAGATCATCAAGAGCACCACCAAGGCGAATATGATCCAGACGATCTGCTGAACCTTGCCCGGAATCGCCCAGCCGATCACCGTCTGAACCACGTAGAACACGAGCCAGATCAACAACGCGATGACGCACACCCAGATCAACAGGGTGATGACGGCTTCGACCATCGGGGGACCCCCCGGCGAGAGCGTGGCTCGATCGCGAGGATACCAGAGTACGGGGGTAAGGGAAGGGGCAGGGCTCAACCACCCCCTCCCTCTTACCCAGTATCAGCACACCTGCAGTTATGCGCAGGTGGCGTACATCTAGATGTAGGTGGGCCTTACGTCAAGTTCATGCGTCGTCACGGTTCCCGCCACTCACTCTGCGGAATCAGGTTGAGCTGCACTCGACCCCCGGCTTGAGACCGTCGCATCCTCCATAATAGAAGCTGTCCCAGCTTACGCGATTCGTCCAGCTGCAGCATCGCCTTGGCCGTCTCCATCAGCTTCTGGACGTAGGTCACCGCCTCCTCCAGCGTGTTGAAGTCGAAGATCGTGGCGGTGTCCTGACTGGGCGGCGGCATGCGCGCCTCGACCCGGTAAGTCACCGACGCCGTGGCCGGGTTGATCGATCGGGTCACTTGATCCTCCAGATGCGGCACCCCGGGACGGAGTGCTCGACCACGGTTCTGACCGTGAACTTGAAGCCTGAGATGCGCGCCGCATTGTGAGCCCGCGACCCCAGCCACTTGGACGTGACGCCGGGGTAGAACTGACTGTCCCCGACTTCGTAGATGTAGAAGTCGTACTTGCGCGTCGGTCGGTCCCTGACCGGCATCGGGATGGGAATGCCCTTGTCGATCCGAGCCATCACTTGACCTCCTTGAGCAGGAGGTTCGAAGCCCGCCGGAAGCGGGAGAGGATGACCCTCTGGGTCATGTCGTCGAAGCTGTGCTTGCGGCAAGCCGCGTTGTAGACCTCCTGCGCCGACTTGACGCCGCCCCCATGGTAGAGGGCGGCGAGCATGTCACGCACGGCATCGCTGGCAATGTCGAAGGATTGGCTCACTTGCATCGCTCCCTGTAGCGCCGCATCACCGCCCGGTATCGGGGCGAATCGGGCGGGATGGTGCGGAAGTACGTGCGTAACACGAAGTCCGCCGTAAGGTGACCCTTCCTGACGTAGAGGACATGGACCTTGTCGCCAATCACCCGGTAGGACCGGCCGAAGGCGTGGACCCACGGGTCCTTCGGCCGGTACCGGCCATCGTCGAGCGAGGCGCGCAGCTTGGGGCTCATGTTCCACTCACGTCCTCGACGAGGAAGCCTTCGTCATCCCTGAGCCGCTCGATCAGCCGCTTCGCCGGGCGCCAGTCGGCGGTGAAGTAGTCGCGGGCGCCCTGCCAGTCCTCGACCACGAAGTGCCGTTCGGCGAACTCCTTGGCCTCCTGCGAGGCGGCGCGGATGGTCCACACCGAACCGTGGTTGGTGTAGGTGAAGTCGGGTTCGTAGCTCACTGGACGGCCTCCTCAACTTGGCGGGCGATGTCGCGGGCGAGCCGCTTGGTGTCTTCGATGTCCTTGGCGGTCATGCCGCGCGGACGGGCTTCGAGGGCGAGGATGAGGGCCGCCACGACCGTGGCGGCGTCCTCCCTCTTGATGGTGATGTACATGGACAGCAGCTCCTTTCAGGAGAGACGGAGGTTGAAGACCTTGGAGCCGTCCTCCAGCCGGGTCTCCAAGAGCGCCGCCGTCACGAAGGGGTGGTAAGTCGTCTCCAGATAGACGGTCTCCGGGTCGGCCCCCTCCAGCTTGGCGGCGAGGATCGCGTCCTCGACGGCTTGCTTCAGGGCATTGAGCGTGCGGAGCTTGCTCCAGCGCTCGGCAACTACGGTGGTGGTCATGCCGGCCTCCGCGCAGTGTGAATCAGGCGGAGGAACTCGCTGGTCTCCTCGCCGTCGATGGTGGTCAGGCGCCGGTAGACCCGGACCCGGCCGCCGAAGCGGGCAGCGAGATCCTCGGCCGTGGCGATCGCTTCGGCCCGCTTGGTGTGGAGGGTCCAGAAGCCGGCGTCGGAGCCCTTGCCAGTGGACGTGACCATGTAGGTGCGGTGGCTGTGCATCAGCGTGCTCCCCGGTCGAACACCGGGACGTCGTCAGGCTCGTTGCCGGTCTCAAGGACCGTGTCGAGGTCGAGGTCGGTGTTCTGGTAGAAGACGCCGCCGGGTCCGAAGACGCCGAACTTGCGGATATAGGGGACAGGGGCGGCCGCCAAGAAGCGGAGGCCAGTGTCGTGGACGGTTACGCGGGTCATAGGAGGATGCTCCTGATGCAGGGCGGGATTGCCCGGTGAGGCGGACCCCGAAGGGGTCCGACCTGCCGGATAGTCCCTAGAAGTCGATGTCGTGGCCGACGTTGTTCCACTGGGTCATGGTGACCTTGAACTACGGGGCCTGGAAGCGGGCGGCGATGTCCTTGGCCTGCCGGCGAGCTTCGTCTGGCATGGCGGTGGGCAACTCGACGCGCGCCCAGTGGACGTTTCCCT